CATCGCCCGGTGTAGTAGGCACCGTGTACTAGATCTGCTCGAGCAATTTTTGCTGTATAATCATGCATGTTACTTTCCTTTTAAAATGGTGGGTCCTGACGGACTTGAACCGCCAACCGCTGGTTTCGAAGACCAGAACTCTATCCAATTGAGCTAAGGACCCATTGTTGGTACCTCGTGATGGAATCGAACCACCGTAACCACCGTGTAAGGATGGAGTTCTACCATTAAACTAACGAGGCATATCTTGGAGCGGGATAAGGGAATCGAACCCTTGCTTCATGCTTGCAAAGCACGAGTGCTACCATTATCACCAATCCCCCATTATATGGTGCCGCAACGAGGAATCGAACCCCGGACATCCTGCTTACAAGGCAGGCGCTCTTCCAACTGAGCTATTACGGCATAATTACTCTTTATTTATAAATATCTAAGCAGCTAAGGAGAAGAATATGATTGAACATATCGAAAAAATCAACACAAAGATCGCACTTACGGTAACAGATGTCGTAGGTACAATGTGGTGCGCGTATATTTTCGCAGTTCTAGCAGTACTCAGTCTTCCTACAGCTATTGCTGGTGGTATCGCAACTCTAATTTCTTGGGTCGCTCAAACTTTCCTTCAACTCGTACTTCTATCAGTCATCATGGTTGGACAACGTATTCAAAGCGAGAGAACTGAGAAGCGAGACGAAGAAGATCACGTAACCATCATGAACGAATTCGCAGAAATTAAACAAATGCATAACGAAATAAAAGAAATCTTGGCTCTTGAAAAGCAAGATGCTGCTCAAGAGAAGCGTGGAGTCTAGAGAGTATTGGAGTGCACGACAGGATTCGAACCTGCATTAAACTGAGTTGCAATCAGTTGACTAACCATTCATACCACGTGCACGTAATTTTCTATATCTTAATCCTTTACTCCATCCCGTCATATTTAGGAATTCTTCTTCAGTTACCATTTTAGATTTCTGCAAATCATCATTAGAAACCCAAAATTTACCTTTACTGTGATGATGTTCTAACAGTTTTTTAGAAAGTGCTGGACCATTTTTCCTATTAATTTCAGTCATCTTTTCACAAAACTTGTCACGATATGACTGATCAATTTTGATTCTATTCCCGTGAATTAAATGTTGATCAACTTTATGATTTAATCCAAATTTATTCACATAATAGAAATTTGCAGGTCCACCCAATTTTACATTATACACATCATTTCTATCTAAAAATTCTTCCGTTACTAATTCTATTTCTCTATCATACATATTTTCTTCAGTATCAAACCACTCTATAATTTCTTTAGAAAAATTCTCAATTCCATACTTTTTTATAGCAGATTTAATACCTTTTCCAGATCCCATATATCCATCATCTATATTAGAAGTTTTATGGACCCCAACATATATTTTGCCGTTCAGTCTATTTCTAATTTGATATAGATAGTAATACATAAGAATCTCCATTCTCTTCATTACTATTTATATAAACGCAGACCGTTACCTAGAAGATATGGCACCCACATCCAGAATCGAACTGGAATCGACCGTTTAGAAGACGGTAGCTCTGTCCGTTGAGCTATGCGGGCTCAAAATGGTACTGGAGCCCAGAATTGAACTGGAGACTCAGGGGACACAATCCTGCATTTTACCAATTAAACTACTCCAGCTCACTCTTGATCAATAACCAGATAGCAAAATCTATGAACAATATCGAAAGACTCGATTACCTTAATCGCGCGCTCATCGTTTGCTTTTGCTTTCACATGTAGATCAAGAATATAATCTCGTAGACGAAAAAAATTGTAAGCATCTTGGAGAAGATCACCAAGATCCAGAACTTGTTCAACAGTCACATTCTGTTTCATAATATATCCTTAAAGAGTCTTTCGACCTTTATTATAACCTAGTGCCAAATAATAATCAAGCTGTTCTTTTTTAATTTTAAGAATACGTTGTCCATTATTTATCCAACAAGTACCAAATTGAGAATTTTTAGATCCTTTTTGGTGTTCTTTTTCGTGCAAAGTATTTTTTCTTTTTAATTTGGCATCTTCAGTATTGGCAAATAATGAAGCAATCTTTATATTATTCTTTCTAGCTCTTAGTTTATTTTCACTTTCAATTTTAAGATTTAATTTATTCAATTTTCCTGAAATTTTTCCACCCAATCTATATGCTTCAATAGGAACCAATCCATTTGCATTGATATACCCAAATCCACCTTTACCACCAGGACATAGATTATAGGTATCCTCTCGTGTACAAAACTCTTCGGTAACCAATTCTTTCTCTTTAGCATTCATTTCTTCTTCCGAATCAAATACAAAGAGAATTTCTTTAGTAAACTTATCTAATCCATATTTCTTTTGGGCTCTACGTAATGATTGACCAGAACCCATATATCCATCATCCAAATCTTTTGTTTGATGTTTACCAATATAGATCTTATTATTTTCAGAACAAGTAATTTTATAGACAGTATAAAACAAAGTTATTCCCCAGGAATTATAGAAAGGTCTTAGTATGCCTATTTATGATTCCTGGGGAGAATGAGCTGCCAGACGGATTCGAACCGTCTCCGCTTGCTTGGAAGGCGAGGTCCTCTCCCAGGAGGATGGCAGCATTACAAAGGTATTTAGTTGTTTCTGACAGCTAAGTCAGGAAAATTACATCGCTTTATTGACAATCTTGTGAAGCTCATCAATATGCAACTGAAGCTGTCTCATAGTAGGACCATTGTAATCAAAATGATTACCATTACAACGACCTAGCAGTTGCTCTAGAAAGCCAATAGCTCGACCTAGAGTAACTGCATCATGAGTATCAAGAGTGGTTTTAATTTCACTCATGATTAGCCAGCGATCAGAGTCTTGATGTTCTTCGCAACAGCAGTGGCGCGAGTCGAATCAGCTTCGGCTTGCTTAGCCTTGGCAGTCAGCTTCACATTACGCTTGAACTCGCGTTGAGCAACATGCTTTAGATCGAGTACGATGGCGTCAAAGCGAGACAGCACCGAACCAAGCAAAAGAAAACGACGCACAAAACTTTGAAAGATGTTCATGATAAATTCCTTTGTTAGATGAACAGATTAGACTTCACTACGCTTTACTAAATGGTGGGAGTGGATGGACTCGAACCAACTCACCCGAAAGACCAGTTTTACAGACCGGCGTCGCTCTCCAACTCGACAGCACTCCCGTTATTCCGATACTTATAAACTGCTAGACATACATCTAGAAACTCATAGTTCTCCAGATTAGAGTCAAACTCGATCATATCATACGCCACATCTTCGGCGCTCATAGAATCAAGGTCGTACCCGTTCTCATAAGCATTAATATAGGCTTCTTTCACATATTTGTCAAGCATTCTTTTATCCTTTGGTGTCCCTGGAGGGAATCGAACCCCCACTCCCGAAGGAAGCAGATTTTGAATCTGCCGCGTCTACCAATTCCGCCACAAGGACATTGTATCTTATTTAGTTGATGTTTGGATTACTCTGAATAATTTTCTTTCGGAATTCGTCTCGAACTTGCATCAGAGCCATACCTAGACGATTTTCACCAGTCCAATTTTCTTCGTTCAGAATAGCATCATCATCTTCGTGAAGACCAACACCCCAGATCTTATCCGTAGGAGAAGCTTCCACCAGAGTCTTGTTTCCGGTGTTAAAGAGTTGTTGCAGGAAGTCAGGATTCTGAGAGAACTTCAGTCGAAGAGCATCGACCATTACCTCATAACTCATGTCGTACCAACGCTGCTCATCGAAGTTCTTTACCTTACGTCCTTCAGCCTTAGCTGACTTGGCGTCGGGAGCTTCGAGAATAGCCATCATCGCGTCACCATCTTCGAACGTCACAGCCTTCATGAACATGTAGTATTGTTCAGAGGTATGAAACCGAACTGGAATCTTTCGACTGGTAGAAGGATCAGAACCTTCTTCATAGAACGAAACCACGAACGGTGCCCAAGCGAAGTTGCTTAGGAACGAACCCCAGAAGTACACATGACTGTCAGTTTCTCTCATTCTCAATTCCTTTCATAATCAAAAGCCTCATACTTATTATACTCTAAACTGGAATAAAGTCAAGAACTTTTTGGTCCTGGGAAAGAAATTATTTCAGCCTCTCTTGGTGTCTTGCCTTTCGGAACGCAACTCCAGTTGTAATAGGAATCATCTAGAAACGATGTGAAGTAATCGGCCATCGGATCAAAATAAGTTTTACCGTTAGACTTAGGAGAAAACATTGGTTCTGTCTTCTTTTTGAAAGGAACGACGTTATTTGATTCTGAATCCATATTCTTTCTCATAAATGTCAAGAATTTCTTGTTCGTCTTTGACTGGAATTATCCAAGAATGTGTAAAGAAATGATATCCATGCAATCCTTTTGGTCTATCAAATGCTTCAGCTGGAAGAGAAGCATATTTGCTTCCAGGAAAGGGATCTCTTGGTAGAAAATAGTCAGAGAAAACAATAGCACTTTCTCTTTCTATTTTATATCTTGGATCTTCATATCCTACAGATTTTGTAAATCCGTCCCAATCTTGTCTGTCATTTAATAGACTCACAGCGACTCCTGTTGTCATCCCAGTGTCTAGCAACACCTGCACAAATAACACAATTCGTAAGAAAAACAGCAGCGAACATGACTGTTCTAATTACAGCAACAATATCTGACTCTTTACTGCAGGGAGATGCTTTCTCCCCGAGAGCCTTCGCCCATAGTCTC